CTTCAAACACAACAAGTCTGAAACTAAACATAACTTCATTCAGAAGCTCCTCAAACACTTTCTAACTTCCTCCCACGATGGAAGAACTCACCACCAAGTTCCAAGGCCTCAACATGAAAACGAATTTCACTCAAATCAGTGACTTCCCATTCAAACCCACCCCTCCCCGGCCCCGACCCATCGCAATACTCAATCATCAAAAGACTGTTCTCGTCGCACTGGCTAAAAACCTGTTCCCTGACGAAATCAAACAGATCCTCTACGAGCGCAAACGTTCCGACGTTTTAAGCGAAGAATCCGTACTGGCTGACTTCATGCAAGGTGACATCAACTACCACCATGTAAACAAGGACTACAACTATGTCCGAGCTGTCAACTACATCGAACGCAAATTCCGACCATCCACAAAAGTTCGGCCTGCACACATATTCGACGTTAAGTACCATTACCCACACAAGAATTCTTCAAACGCTGAAGCCCCCTTCTCCACAGAACCCTTCTTCCTCTCCAAGCTCCGTGACCCTGAATACACCTCATCTCACAATCTCAATGCTGACCCCAAACCCACTATGGGCAACATGAAAGATATCATCTTCGAATGGACACGCCTCATTCACCACAGAATCAAAGACGGCACCGACTCCTTCGACAAACATCTGTACTACATTCTTTTACACAACAAAAGCGCACTCATCGATAAGGACGACCCCAACAAGGTTCGCTCCATCTCTGGTTTCCCACGACCACAGAATATCGGTTACATCATGTTCTTCTGGCAATTGTTCGCATACTACAAGCGAAACATTGGCTCCACTCCACTCCTCTGGGGCTATGAAACAATTCTCGGCGGATGGTTCAAGCTCAACAACGAGCTGTTCCGTTCATACATGACCACGTCAATCATCACACTAGACAAGTCAAGATTCGACAAGTACTTTCTCTTCCAAGTGAAAGACGACATCGACGACATGTACTGGTCCTGGATCGACTTCGACAACGGATACATTCCAACTCGAGGCTACCCAGACACACAGACTGACTGGACCCCACACAAAGCAGACAGACTGAGAAGACTCTTCTCCTGGCTACTTTACTCCCACCGCAAGACCCCGACTGTCATTTACGACGGCAGGACCTTCATCCGCAACTTCGCAGGTGAACCCTCCGGCATCTACACCACACAAGTAGACGACACTCTTTACTTCGGCATCACCAACGCTACCTGCCTATTCAATCTAGGCTTCCACGAAAACGACATCCTCCTCTACAAAGGCGAAGGCGACGACATTCTCATGCAACTCGCTCTCTTCATCCCGCCTAATGAGCACCAATCGTTCCTCGAGGAATATGCACGCATCGACAACCAACTGTTCGGCTCAATCACCAAGCCTGAAAGCTGTTTCATCACACACCAACCAAATGGAACAACTGTCCTCGGCTACACGAACATCCACGGCTTACCCCACCGTGACACAATCGACTTGCTTGCTCAATTCTACCACACCAAAGCTGTCAACCCGACTCCGTCCAAGACTATGGCTATGGCTGTAGGCTTCGCCTACGCCTCCATGGGCCTAGACAAACGAGTCTGGCGCGTCTGCAAAGATGTGTTTGAATACTACAATCGACAAGGATACACTCCTGACGAACGTACTTTCTCACTCACCTTCTACACAGACATACTCACCACGCCATTCATTGACTTCACCACATTCCCTACTATCTCTGAAATTCAGAAAAACCTTTTGAACTTCGACTATAGTGCTCCACTTACCATGCAACGGTTCTATAACCGCGACTGGTTCCTGGCAGACTTCTAAAGTCAAGGCTCCTGACACGACCGTCAGATAATGTATCGTTTTATAAAATTCACG